CTGTAGGCATTAAGCATGCCGTTTAGGATGCTCCCGGCTGAAGCGCCATAGGCAGCACCAGTGGTTATTTTTTCCATGCGATACATGCTCTCACCTCGCGTTGTTAGCGGGTGCTGTGTGTTTAAGGGGCCAGGTTCTCGGTCTGAATTTAACGATGAAACGCCTCGGTGAGGGTTACCAGAGCCTGAAATAAAAAAAGGCCGCCGAATGGCAGCCTCAATAAAATCATTTACACCATGGCCAAATCAGGCCAACTATCTTCATTAAGATATTCCCAGCAAAGGACTTTCGGTAACGAATATATTTTAAAGTTGCTTTTAGCTCTTCAACATTCGCGTCATTGTAACTAGGTGCCTTTTCCCAGCGAGGAATCAATCCTTCTATTATCCTTTCAGAACGAGGATAATATTTTCTATAAAATCTCATTTCGTAGACACTGTTTAATTGAAAATCTACATAAACAGCCCACTCATCTTTGTTTTCTTCTTTTTTACCCCGATTAAGCTCTTCTACTAATAACCTATATCGTTGAAACTGCATCTCTTCTCTATCAGTATAAAATTTATGGAAGAAAGTAAGGACCGTCCATACGCCCCCCATAAAAAGCCCTACAGCGACTGATGCAATTGGTATTGTTTTACCCAAATCTGAATAAAACCAGTGAATTATATGCTCCATCCTCCCTCCTTTACCCTAGAGAGAATATCACATTATATTTGATCAAATTAAATACTGAACATAAAAAACCCCGCATTTCTGCGAGGCTAAAGCGCAAGATTGATAAAATGGTGTATATACCCCATGATATGAATCAATTTAGTCCATTTTCGCCAAACAGTCAACAACTACTCTCAAACACGATGCTAACTGAATCAAAAAATCATGATTTAGTAATTTCCCTTAATGAAGTATCTGCCACGTCCTCTTGATGGTGACATTCGGAGATCAGAAGCTCGTACAACGGCTTAAAAGAACGCCGCCAAGTAGTCTCAGCAATCTCAATAGTCTCTCCACACAACGCCTTACGCACGTTATCTGCCGGAAGCCTGGCATAACCACGCCCGGAACATTTCCCGCACACCTTCATCACCGGCACGCACTGGCGATCCGTTTCTTTCTTATCGAGAACTTTTCCCTTCCCATGACACCGGCACGCATTACTGATAACACCCTTTCCGTTACAGGTAGAACATAAAATCTTCGCAGTCTCGCGTACCGACTTCCATTCCTCCCAATACGACGGGCAAACACCTTTCGTAATTTTCGCCCATTTTGGCGGCTTGCCGTCAGGGTATTGGATTTTGTTGGTGAATACTTCTACTTCAGTAAAGCCGCTACCATCGCAGCAGTCACATCTGCGCACACTTGCCGCACTACGGGCGTAATCCTGGTATGCAAAAGCACACATAATTTCGAGAAGGCGCTGCCGGTTTTTTTCATCGAGTTCTGAAACTGATTTAAAGCTTCGGCACAGAACCAAAGATGATTTATAAAGTGCCTGCAATGCCCTGTCAGGGCTACTTATTCCAATCTTGGCGAGATAGAGATCGAAGCCAAATCCACACTTTGCATTAACCAGGCCAAGTGCGGCCATCACATCAGTTCCGGTCAGACCGTCGGTGGCAGTCGCTCGTGAGGAGTCACTGAACATCGGTGATTTTGGCGCGAAGTATTTAGCGATTGATTCGAGGTTCATCATGCGGCTTCCTTATGTGGCTGGTTGGTTTTGGTCCGGCTATGCTTTGCTACTGGCGGCATGCTGGCGCGCTTAACGCTTTCTGCCTGGTACTGTAGGAGGTCGGTGTGGTTCATGCGGCCTCCAGTTCGGTGATGGTCAGTTCAAGCCTGCCGCCTTTGACGATCGGCATTCTCTTCACGCTGTAGTAATCAACCTGCTGGTCATCGAGCCAGAAACCGGATTTCGTCAGAGCATCGAATGCGGCCTTTTGCAGATTGTCCAGGTCCCTGCGGCGGCGATCAGGCATGTGGCACTCGATGCGGATTTTCACTGGCGTGGTCAGGCCGATATCCAGCATTGAGTCCTTGATAATTCTGGCGACGCTGTCGCGGTACGCCTGCCCTTCTGCGCTGATGTGCGTCCGCCCGAGGTTATGCCGGTAGTAACGGTTGTTGCTAGGCGGCCACGGGAGACTGATGCGATATTGATTCATGCCTTTACGAGCCCCTCTTTCAGCCAGATAACCTGCGTGCGAGCCATGCCTTCCAGCGCGCACTCCTTTGCATATTCCGCATCGACCAGACGGGTGCGACGATCAATCTCGTCGTGGCAGCTGCTGCATGCGATGGTGGCGATCAGGTCAGGGGGCTTGATTCCGGTTCCGCACAACCCCGCCAGGCGGATATGAGCCAGTACCGAGGTTTCAGCGTTACCGTTGCAGACGCCTGGGATGCGTACCTGACATTCACGGCCGCGTGCCGCTTTGCATAAATTAGCCATGCGTTCTCCTTGCCGCGAGACGCAGCCATTTCTGATCAACCAGGCGGGCTGTGTAGTCTTTCAGTGTCGGGATGTCTGACGGCTTAACAGCGGCCTTGCGCTGGCGGCGCGCCGGAACGCGGAAGATTTCGTTTGTGATGACGCGGGAAAGTGGAGTAGACATCAGGCCTCCTGCTTATCGCGCAGCTGCTGGTATTCGCAACCGTTAGGAATGGTCAGGGCCAGGCCGAACTGAGCGCACCACATTTCAACTTTCACCAGGAAGATATGCATTTCACCCGTATCAAGGTCTGCGGTGTGGCGTGGCTCCCAGGTCGTGGTTTTCTCACCGGTGATGAAGTCGGTGTAGGTCACCTCTTCGCATCCGAGATAGGTTTTTTTGAGGTTGCGCTTAACCCACTCCGGAGTCGCATCGGTGCGCCCGGAGTTAATCAAGTATTCGCTGATTTCACCCATCCACATGTGAAAAAGTGAGTTCTGTGACAGGCTTCGTTTATCACGCCATTCCTTCACCTGCAGGCGAAGCGGCTTGCCACTCTGCAGTTGTTCCTGAAGTAATTTTCCGATGGCGTTGAAGTTGCCAGTGTGAAGCTTAATGCCGCACTCAGGGATGCTCATACGGCCTCCTTAACGGAAACCGCAGAATGCAGAAAATCGCAGGTGCCGCTAAGCATCTGTGACAAGGTGAGGAGTTCAGATTGTGGTCGCATTTAAGTCCCCTTAAATGCGCAGAAGTCACCGCCGGGAGTTCAGGCCTGCGGTGACTTAATTATGGCGGGTTGATTATTGGAAATCAAATCCTGAAATGACTATACCTATTTACTTCTTTTCTTCTTTGTCTTCTGGTAACGAACGCAGAATTTCTTCTTTTGACAGAATTGCACGGCATTTTCCGCAAACGTAATCGCCTGTTTTACTACCTGCGATAACTTCCTTACTCAGATCATCTGACAAACATTCCGGGCAGTACATGAATACCTCCATTAATTTCTTGAAAATAATCTATCGGTAGCAACCAGCTCTTTCTTTAGCGATTAATGAAAGAAACCATAGCATAATCACTTTTTTGAAATGTTAATTGCTTCAATCATCGCCTTATAGCGATCAGGGAATCGCGGACTCTCCCACGGCAACCCCATCGCCTCGCACATCTGATAGGTCGGCTCAACTGGAACCAGAGCGTAACCCTCAGGCAACTTGTAAGCCGTCGTTACAGGTTCGGCCCCCTGAAGCATGGCGGCGCGGCAGGCGTTCCATGAAGCGGCACGAATAATTGCATCAGCTATTGGCATTTCTGGGTTCTGCTGACACAAATTTTCCCAGCTCTGCTCATCAGGCACAGATACCGGCGCTGGCGGGTCCGCATATAGCGCCTGACAACTCCATCCAGACCACTGAGCCGCTTCTGCCTTATCATCATCTTCAGGCCGAACAAGCGTGACCTCGCTCGGGTGCTTTCTGTTAGACCATAGCCAGGCTACGGGTTCGGCATTAGCTGGCGCTGGAGGGGCGGTGCGGTACAGAAGCACATCACCCATTTCTGTTCTTGATGCTGGCCATACGTCTGCATCAGAGCCAGCGTTGAGATAATCAAGATTAGCCTGGTCGATGACGCACACAGGCTCCGCTTCGAGCGATGCCAGCGCCAGCTTCATCGCCGCCAGCGCCATGGACGCATCTTCGTTTACTGCGCCGGGAGTTGCATCGCGCTCTTCTTCAAGCTCCGCGATTGTCTGCTGGAGCCATTCTTTGGTAAGGGTGATCATGATGCCCCTCCTTTACCGGATGTGTGGTCGATAGCCTGAAGCACACCACTGGCATGAGCATCGCCATTGCGCGCTGACTGCATTACGTGGCTACGCGCTGCAAGTAGCGTTTCACGCTGCTCAGCAATCCTCTTTTCCTTGGCTTCCAGCTCATCCAGCAGCGCCAGCACAACATCAGGCGTTGCTTTATCGTGGAAATTTTCAGCATCACAACCCCAATCATCCGTCGTTTTTGCATGCATCGCAGCCTTGCGTAATGCGCGTTTGTCGATGTTGCTCATTGGGCGGCCTCCTGCGTTGCCTCGTTGATAGCCTTTTCAACACGACGATAAACACGCATTGATTCTTCTTCGGTAAGCTCCCTTCCCAACTCAAACTCAAGAGAGTCCACTACCAGGAAAGAAAATCCCTCTACTGAGGAAAGCATTGATGATTCAATTACTGCATCAGTTAATTTGCTCATGACTGCACTCCTTTGCGAAGCTGGGCGAGGTACTCCCTTCCGGACTGAACACTTCCTCCTGCAAACACAATTTGCAAAACTCTCTCCGCGCCTTCAATCTTGGCTTGTGCACGCACTTCGGCCAGGAAATCGTCGGTCGCCGGGGTTTTCATTGCAGACTTCAACCTGTCCGCATACCACTCCTGGTACTGGTAGCGCATTACATTGCCGCCGAGTTCTTCCCACATATCCGGTGCTGTTGCGAATTCAGCAGCCACCTTCAGCCCCGCATTCTCCGCAGCTAGCTTCTCAACCTGCATCTGCAGATTCTCGATAGTCGCATCAGCAGCACGGAACTCGCGCTGAGACTCTGCAAGTTTTTCTTCGTTCTCAATAGCACGCTTGTACAGCTCCTCAAGTTGAGGCATTGAGGCCAGAAGACCATTGCGCTTAATCATTTCGACCATATTTTTAATGCTCATACCCCTACCCTCCCCCAAACCATCAATACTCGCTTCATAGCCGGACTGTTCCGGCACTCCTGGCAGATCACGTTCACCGACTCAGCACGGCGGCCGGATTTCTTTTTTCCCTGGGACAGCGAATAAACACGGTGACCTTTCGGACCATCAAACTTCAGCTCGCCAGTGTTGACCATCACCGATATAACGCTGGAGATACTCCGGTAAGTGGCTCCCATGGCATCTGCGATTTGTGAAGCGCCCAACTTGCTGCCATCGCTAAGTACGGCCACGATCCGCGCCGGGTAGCAGCTATCGCTTACTCTTCTCGCTTTTGCACTGCTGAATGCACCTTTCATCGCGCGGTTCTTCAGGTGATGAGCTCCGTCGCCTTTACGCCACTCCTGATAATTCGCCTCACTAGTGAAGTAGCCGAAGCCAGCCATGCTGAAAATTAGGCCTAGTACGCGCAGGGCAGCGATTTCACGGTCCAGGCCCTTGCCACTGATGCCAATTACCTCAATGAGGTCAGCACGCTTAACAGGCTGGTTAGCGGCCACGTAATCAACGATGCGTTGTTTTAAGCTGTCCATCTCACACCATCCCATTCGACTTGTTGCGGTTGTACTTCGCCTGAAGCAGCTGGATCGGCGTAGGCCCATGCTCGGCAGCAGGTGCTGCAATTGCCCGGCGTACCGGAGGCACTGGCTTACCCTCGGTGACGCGCTTCTCCCACATGCCCAGCAGATCACCCGCCTCTCGTGCCAGCTCACCATGAGTCAACTGGCGCTCTGTGCTGCGGTGGCGGAGTTCGACGCAGATGTGGTACATGACCGGCTGCGACCAGGGGAATTGCTCACTGGAGGTAAATTCGAACGAACGGTTACGCCAGTCCCAGTATTCGGCGATCACCTGTTCAACGGTGATGCCCAGCGCCCCGCCGCTTTGCTTACACCAGGCGACGAACTGGCCCGGCGACGGCAGGAATGGACGCTCCTGACGGCGGGCAATGCGCATACCGGCATCAAGCTGAGCCATTGAGTGGATCCCGTTCTCCTGAAACGCCAGCAGCCACTGACGACGGAATTCGTTCAGGTCGTCCTGGGTGCGGAAGTTCGCCATGCTGGCCGGGAACGCGGCGCGCAGCTCGTTGAACAGCTTGTTGAATACCTGAGCCACCTGCTCGACCGGCGCACGCTCCTGGTACTGCTCTGGCAGGTTATGGGCCATGCGGCTCATCTGCTCGCGGTCGTGGTTACGCATCTGCTCTGCAAGAGATTTCATCGGATCACCCCATAAGCCCAGTCAGTGTTATTGAAGTCCAGATCCGGCTTAGCGGCTGGTTTGACAGCGAACTTCGGCTTAAAAAGTCCTTGGTAACCGTTCGCAATGCTGGAGTTGATCACGTCGACCGGGTTGTGTCCGTCTTCCAGGCACTCTTTCAGCAGTTTGAATGCCTTCGTGACGGTCAGTTCAGTTTTGATCGGCTTGCCAGACTGTTTGCGGTAAGCAACCCATTCCTGCCAGGCGGTTTGGTTTAGCCACTCAGGAACGTCAACACCGAACGGATCAAACTTCTTTTTCCCCCTTGGGGGATTAGAGGGGGTATTAGGTTTTATATTTGTCTTTGGAAGAATGTCTTTGGTGTTCCCTGTTTTCAGGGATACCTCTCCCTGTTTTTGGGGATGGTTATCCCTGTTTTCAGGGATGGTTTGCGGGGTGATTTCGCTATCCCCGATTTCAGGGATGGTAATAACCTGCGTTACAGCTTCAGCTACCGGAAAACTGACCGGGCACTTTGCACATTTTGGCTTTGTGTAAGCCCAGCTATCCAGGAGTGTGTTGATCCCGATGTAACGTGTCTGCCCGATTCTGCGCATCTTAATGATGTTGCGATAAGCCAGGCTGAGCACAGCTTCAGAAACGTGCTTAACGGCCAGTCTGGTTTTATCTGCAATGAGGCTGTTGGTGATCCGGTCCTCTTTCTTGGACCAGCCATACGTCAGGCGAACAATAGCATTCAGCACGCGGAACTCACGCCCCGAAAGCTCTACGA